GGTAGCAGAACGTGCTGTATTCTTTGTTATTTTACCTTTCAATCGCTTTTGTGGCGATGCTGCTCTTAGGACAGTATCGGCTGATATTTCCAGAGATGAGCAAATTCATGTCGCTTGCAACAGTTTGGTTTGTGCTGATATGGGTCTACGCCCTAGCTCTTCTTTGGACAAACTTAGGAAAGCTACAATTAATTGGATCTTTGAACCATTGGCTGATATAGCACCTAACAAATACCTAAGTAGAAAATTTTGGACGGACTCAAGTGACCGCTTAATGTACGAAGGTAAAGCTCCACAGCTTGCCGACACTAAGCGAGCCCGTATGCCCGCATTTTTTGAACATGCAAACACCAATTTACCCAAGTACGCTTGACTGGGGACGCATTGAGAAGATTATAGATGAACTCGATGAGCAGTTTCCAGACAAGTTTCCAGACCACACACTATCAGAAAAAGAAATATCTTTTAGGGCTGGTCAATTATCAATTATTAGAATATTAAAAGACAAAATTAAAGGAGAATAATTATGTGTCTCGGAGCAATATTTGGTGGTAGAAGAAATGATCCGCCACCACCCCCACCCGTACCAGTCGCACCAACTACCCCGCCACCCCCACAGCCTATACAACAGGCTCCTACACCGATGCCAGAGGCTCCAACACCAGCTCCTGTTGAAGAGGATCAGACTAAGAAAAAAGCTAAGATAAAGGCTAAGAAAGTTGGAAAGAAAACAACCAAATTAGGCACTACTCAATTAGCAACTAAAAAACCTAAGACAGGTGGCTTAAAAGGTATTGAGCTCCCCCAAGGCACTAACACTGGATCTGGCGGTGGCACTGGAGGATCTTACGGATAATGAAAAACGCACGGCAACGATACAACGAGTTATCGAGTCACCGTGAACAATTTTTAAATGTTGCTTATGAATGTGCAGAGCTAACCATCCCTACACTCTTAATGAGAAACGAGGGTGACGCTCTGTACAATAGCTTTCAAACACCTTGGCAATCAGTCGGAGCCAAAGGAGTTACCACGCTGAGTTCAAAACTCATGCTAGGACTTCTACCTCCGTCAACCAGTTTTTTTAAACTACAGTTAGATGATTCTAAACTAGGAGTAGAAATACCAGCCGAAGCAAAGAGTGAATTAGATCTTAGTTTTGCAAAGATAGAACGTATGATAATGGAGAGCATAGCTGCCTCCACAGACAGAGTTCAAATATTTGCAGCACTTAAACATCTTGTCGTTACAGGTAATGCTCTATTGTTTATGCACAAAGATGGTATGAAAGTATATCCACTAAACCGTTACGTAGTTGAAAGAGATGGTAATGGAGAAGTGGTAGAGATAGTAACAAAAGAAAGAGTCAGTAAAAAATTATTAGGTCTGCCAGAAATAGAAGAAGAAAACAGTCCTAACGATGACTCTAGAGGTGACTATAAAGGTACAAAAGATGTAGATGTATACACATGTGTTAAGCTATCTGGTAACGGATGGCGTTGGCATCAAGAAGCAAACGATACTATTTTACCTGATAGTGTAGGTAAGGCTCCAAAGGACAAGACCCCTTGGCTACCACTACGTTTTGTTACGGTAGACGGAGAGGACTACGGACGTTCTAGAGTTGAAGAGTTCCTTGGTGACTTAAAATCTTTAGAAGCATTGATGCAAGCTATCGTTGAAGGTAGTGCAGCAGCAGCTAAAGTTGTGTTTACTGTATCACCTTCTTCTGTAACTAAACCTGCATCACTAGCAAACGCTGGTAATGGTGCTATCATACAAGGTAGGCCAGATGATATAGGGGTAGTACAGGTAGGTAAAACTGCTGACTTTAACACAGCATATCAGATGATAAACATGCTGGAAAAAAGATTAGGTGAAGCTTTCCTAGTACTACAGGTACGTCAATCAGAACGCACTACGGCAGAAGAAGTCAGAATGACACAGATGGAACTAGAGAGACAGCTAGGTGGTTTATTTAGTTTGTTAACTGCAGAGTTCCTAATACCATACTTAAGACGTAAGATGCACACTCTTACTAGATCAAAACAAATACCTAGTGTACCAGCTGGTCTAGTTAAACCAACTATTGTAGCAGGTATTAATGCTTTAGGTAGAGGTCAAGATAGAGATGCACTTGTACAATTTATAACTACAATAGCCCAGACAATGGGCCCAGAGGCTTTAGCTCAGTACATGAACCCTGACGAAGCTATTAAACGTCTTGCAGCTGCACAGGGTATAGATATACTAAACCTTGTTAAGAGCATGGAAGAGCGTAATGCAGAGCAACAACAAGCAATGCAAGCCCAGCAGATGCAGTCTATGACTGACCAAGTAGGACAGTTAGCAAGTACTCCTCTGATGGATCCACAAAAAAATCCAGAACTTATTGATGCAGTAAACTCAATGGCAACTGGTATGACACCACAACCACAGTAACTATGGCAGAAACAATCCGCTACGACACCTCAGATGATCCTGTAGCAGCACAATCTATTGCAGAAAAAGAAGCTGAGTCTTTGAAGATCGGTGAAGAACTTATGGCAAAGCAAGAAAAAATGCTTGCTGGTAAATATAAGAGTGCCGAAGATTTAGAGGAAGCATATCTTGAGCTACAGAAAAAGTTAGGACAGTCAGAATCAACAGAAGAAGTAACTGAATCAGAATCAGAATATGTAATGTATAATGATGATGGTGCAGTCAATTATGAAACGGCAAACGAATTATATGGTGAGCAACTAGGTAATTTATTTAAAGATAATAACATTGACCCATTTGCAATGAATCAGTATTTTAGCGAAAATAATGGTACATTAAGTGAGGACATGTATTCACAGTTAGGTAAAGCAGGTTTAACTAAAGAAGTTGTAAACAGTTATCTTGCTGGAGTCAGGGATGAAGTTGGTATAGAATCAACTCAACCTGTACTAACAGAATCTGAAATCAAAGACATAAAAAATATAGCTGGTGGTGACAGAGGTTATGATAATCTAATGCAATGGGCTGGTGAGAATCTAGACCAAGAAGCAATAAAAGATTTTGATGACGTACTAGCTACTGGTAATAAATCAGCAGTTAAATTTGCAGTTACAGCACTTATGGGAAAATATGAAGATTCACAAGGACGTGATTCTAAAATAGTTACTGGCAAAGAGTCATCTACTGCAACATACAGGAGCATGGCTGAGGTTGTCAGAGACATGAACAAACCAGAATATCAGAATGACGAAGCGTACAGAGATGATGTTCTAAGAAAACTATCCGCATCAAATTTAAAAGTATAGGAGCTTAATTATGCCAGGACATTACGGGAAAGGAATGAAAAAAGGAAGTGGTACTAAAAAGAAAACTATGAACAAAGGTATGTCTAAACTACCTAAAGCCGTACAAAAGAAGATACTTGGTAAGAAAAAATAATGGCTCGCAAAAAAGGTGTAAGTCTGTCTTTAGGTCGAGGTGAGAAATCCCGCAAGGGTGGGCTTACAGCTAAAGGCAGAGCAAAATATAATAGAGCTACGGGCTCCAATCTCAAGGCTCCTCAGCCTCAAGGCGGTGCTCGTAAGCGTTCCTTTTGTGCCCGTATGAAGGGTGTTAAAGGGCCAATGAGAAAGAATGGAAAGCCAACCCGTAAAGCGTTGGCACTACGTAGATGGAAATGCTAATGGCACACAAGAAAGGATCTAAGTGTGGCTGCAAACACGGAGGCAAGAAGAAGTAATGGCTAAACTATGTGCCCGTGGTAAAGCAGCTGCGAAAAGAAAGTTCAAGGTATACCCTTCAGCATATGCTAATGCTTATGGTGTGAAGGTATGTAAAGGACAAGTAAAATCTGGTGGTAAAAGAAAGACCGCTAAAGGATATACTAGAGGAAAGAGATGAGTTTAAAAAGATGGTTTAAAGAGAAGTGGGTGGACGTAAAAACTGGTAAGCCATGTGGCAGACAGAAAGGCGAAAAGCGTAAAGGCTACCCCGCTTGTCGTCCATCTCGTAGAGTCTCATCCAAAACACCAAAGA